TCTAATTTAATAGTCCATTCACCCCTATAATCTTTAAAGGTTATTTGAGTGTATTCCTCGAAGTTATTAGACTTCTTAACATTTTCAATCTTCCAAGTTGTTTTCATAATCTATTGATTCATTTACGCTATTCCAATATAGCTTAGTTAATTTATCTATTTTCTGTCCTATTCCTATCCCTAATTCAGTATAAGTACAATCGCATTGACCTATATCAAAGTCGCAATCACAAATTCTAGTTTGATTACTCATTTTTCTCTAATTCTTTTTCTAAGTTTGCTAATGCTCTCCAAGCCACCTTTGAAGAATGTCTTACACCGTCTTCATCAATAGTTCCTGCTTGTATCAAGTGCCTAGAGAGTGCGTCTAATTCATCACCGCTCTTACTTCTATCCCAAGCTAAAGGCTCATTAGGATTATGTTGTTCTTGACCTTTAAAGCTACAATTAGCGACCTCCATTAATGCTTTGGGAAAGTACTTGATAAGACCCGTATAAACTGGATATTCTTTTCTATTCATATCTTTTTATTTTATCATCAATATCTGTTCTCAATCTTAATAAATTAAAACACTCTTTAAACTTACTTTTAGCTTCTGATTCATATATTTCAAGATACAACCCATAAGTTCTCTTTAGTAATCCAAACTCGCTTTCAACACCATTAAATAACTTATTAACATAAGACTTGCCATAACCTTTGCAATAATTTACGTTATCAGCAGTATCTCCAATAATCATTTGCTCGTAAAAGTTGTATTGCGATTCAAATGGTGTGATTTTAAATAACTCCCTTCTTTTATAGTAAGCATCGAAAAACCAACAAGGAAACTGCTTGTAATCCTTATCATTTGCGACTATAACCACACTATCAACACCATTCTCATCAACCTCTCTTTTCCATAAAGTAGCCACAACGTCATCCGTTTCAACACCATCTCCATAATAACTATTGTAGCTTATCTTAACTTCTTTATGTAAAGCAGACAACAATGTTGGTCTTTCTTGCTTTCTATTTGCCTTGTATGAAGCATTTAAGGACATTCTAAAGTTGTTTTTAGAGCCATTGCATACAATCACATCATCCACTTCGCAAAACTCTCTTAAATCAGCTATAAGATTGGTTAGTTTATCATTAAATGATTCCATAGCTTCCTCGATTGTTTCTTGAAAAGAACATCCGTATATTATTGAATCTGCATCTATAATTGCTTTCATACTGCGAAGATAAACTATTTTTCGTATATATCCAAATAATCTTTTAAATTTCTTTGATAACCCCTAAAACAACTATCACAACTAGAGTTCTTAATGTTAGACCTAAAGATGTGATTATAGATTGGTATGATTCTCTGTCTGTCCTCGTAGGTGAATTTACTTAATCCAACAAAGTGCTTTAAGAAAGGGTAATCAGATTCCTCTACACAATTAACCCTTCTTCTTTTCCATAAAGGTATCTTATTAAACTTTTCTTTTCTTTCATCACAACCACAATCATCACCAACAACTGCTTTAACAACCTTGTCAATACCAGTAACTTTTGTAATTGTGGCGATAGCATCTCCAAGACCAACAACATCATTATCTATATTTTCTTTTAGATTAATGAAATTGTCTTTAGTCTTTAACCAATCTTTGTACTCTCTGTAATCTTTACTTCTTTTGTCAATAGATTCAAAATAACCTTGGTCTTCTAAATCCTCATAATACTTGTCGTCTTTCATAATTTATAAATTTAATTTACTATAATCTCCATTAAAATAATCCTCTAGGTCCTCTAATAATACATCTCTTAATTGTTCCTTGTAGTTAAGAATAGAGTTGTGTATTGATGATAAACCAATATTAGTTCCTTTGCTTATTTTTCTTAAACTTAAACCTCTAATGAAATATAAATCAAATAGCTTCTTATCATAAGGTGTCCAATCCTTAACCATATCATTAATAGAATCCATTAAGTATGCGAAGTAAGCATTTTCATCTAATATTTCTTCAATATTGTTTTCATCTTCTTTATCAAATATTTCTTCTACTGGAAACACATTTGAATAACCATCTTTAAGATAACTGAAATACATATTTCTAAGAACCTTATAGACAAAGTATTTATTAATATCATCATCATAAAATATTCTTTCCTCATTTTTGACATAGTCGTATATTCTAATATACATATCTTGAACTAAGTCATCTGCATCAATCTTTTCACAACCTAAGTTTATTAATATCTTAACCCACAAGTCGTGATGCTTCGCCAATCTTTCTAACATTATATCTCTTTTATCATTATTTCTACTCTTGGGTTATCTCTATCTATTTCTGTTGGTAATATTGTTTCTGTCTTAACGTAATCATCATTGTCATCTTCCCAACAACCACATTCAGTAATAGCGTCTAATAAGAACTTACTAACTACGCTAATAACATTCATTTTATCTAAACGTCTTTTAGAGCCTTTTAAGACCTTATAAGTTATCTCAACAGGTGTTAGTATAGTTAAGCCGTCTAACTGCTCTCTAATGGCTTCTAAATATGCTTTCTTGGCATCATTACTTGTTCTGTGGTGTAAGTTTCTATAAGTATTCATATTAAGATACACTTTCTTATCAGTTTTAGTCTTTCTCGGTAGTATTACAAATAATGGTGATGTTATTTTATGTATCATATTTAAAATCGTTATTCTAAGGTACAAATAACTCCTTATATGTGGTGCAGTTTTTAAATAAACTTATTAAACAAAAATATATTTAAAAAAGGTTGTTTATTTAAAATTTTTTTACTACCTTTCGCTTGTCGCTTAAATAAGGAAGATATATTATGATTTATTACTTTACTATAATTAACAAATACAATAGAAAAAAAGAATACAAGAAGTTGTTTAATGATGTTTATTCTTTAAATAATTATATAATTAAATTAGAAAGTAATGGAAATATTGTTAAATATAAAAAACAAATTCTTGAAGACAATAAAGCCTTATCTAATTAAAGATAAGGCTTAATAAATAATAAAAAGAATGAATATTATACTCCTGCAGTAACAGTAAATCCTGCGTCAGCTAAAGTTCCATCAATAAAGTTAGCAGGAACTTTCTCCATACCACTAAATGTAAGTGTATAACCACTCATATCACCCATAGCAGCACCACTTACAATAGTACCACCTGTAACTTCCATTCCATACTCTAATCCAGACAACAAGAAGTTTCCGTTATTATCTTCGATTACAATATGAGGTCTTCCATAAGATAGTAACTTAATTACTTTATGGTCTTCCTTCGTTAATTTCTTTAATTGTAGTTCAAGAACTTGCTCAAAAGCAGTTGTTCCATTTTCTCTACTAGATTGAATGTTCTCTGTATAAGTAGAAGCACCTCTTACATCAAATTTGTAAGCAGCTATACTTGTACCAACAGAAGCAATCATATCTGTATCTGTAACGTCATACGTTACTCCTGATAAAGGCATATCTCCGTAATTTACAAAGTAAACTGCATTGATTCCTCCAACACTTTCTTTACAAGGTTCTAATCTACCCGTTGCTATATCACACGCCATTGTTTATATGTTTTATTAAAAAAGGGTAGGTAGTATCTTTACCGCCTACCCTTTTTAGTTATTATTAATTAATTATTAGTTAGCTGCGTTTGTGATTCCGTAAGTAACGATATCTTCAACAACTCCATATTGTACACCTGCCGAGTAACGCATAACTACTCTAAAGTTCCTTGAAGCATCCAAATCTGACATATCCAAGATTCTAACTTCGTTATGGTCAGACATAAGTCCAGTACCAAACCATAAGTTATCTTTAGTTGTAGCAATCATAGTGTTATCAGACAATCCATTTGCCATAAAGATTTTCACACCATCAACAAACTCAACATTAATATCTTGGTTGTTACCTTGATTCATATAACCATTAGCACCTAATCCAGATGCAGCAAATCCACCTAAAGAACGTTTGTATGCTTTAAATACGTTTTGAGATACATAAATGTACAAGTTTGGGTCTCCATATAATGCAGAAGGAATAGCATCTACAACTTTTCCTAACTCAACAACTACGTTAGCAGCAGTAACAGTAGTTCCAGCAACTTCTTGAGCAGCAGGTAACGCAGCGTCAGCAGCTAATAAGGTTTCAAAACCATCAAAATCTCCTGCACCATCAGCACCTTGCCAAATAGATGTTTCAGTAGCTTGTGCTACTTTAGCGGCAACGTATTGTACAATGTAGTCTTGGATAGATTTAGGCATATTGTCAAATGCAGAATATCCCATTTGAACTCCAGCCCAATCGTCAACCCAATCTTTCTTACATAGTTCTAAGTTTACTTGTAACTCTTTAGGGGTTAAAATTCTTTCAGTAGAAGTTAATGTAGAAGTATCTGTGAAATCACAAGTAGAATCTTTTACAATCCCATCAGTTTCCAATCTTCTTACAACTTCTTGATATTTTACATTTGGTCTAAAGGTAATTGCTTGAGAACCTAATGTATTTCCAGCAAGTAAAGCAGCAGAGATAATCTTCCCTTTGTGTTCACCTGCGTAAGTAGTAGTGATGCTTGTAGTAGTAGCCATTTTTTATTTTTAGTTTATTAGTTATTTAAAATATATTGAACTCTCTCTAATGCAGTCATTGGTTTATTAGACAGGTTCGTTTTGTTAATTTTCTTTTCTACGTTTTCTGGAGAATGTATAATCTCTTCAACGATTTCTTCTTTTAATTCAACTTGAGCAGATAACTCTTGAGGAACTTCTTGTAATTCTTTAGGTTGATTAGATTCAATAATTGCCTTAATCATAGAAAGCAATTCGCTTTTCATTTCAGCAACCTCTTGAGCAGTAGCGTAAACCACTTCTTGAGCAGGCTCTTGTTTTGCTTCTTTAGCAACATCTTCTCCTTCTTCAAGTGCAATTTCTGCACTAACCACTTCTTCCAATTCAACATTGATATCTTCAATAACAACGTCATCTTGTTTAGATAGAGAAAGAAATTCTTTCACTTTGTTTAAAATATCCTTATTCTTCATAATTTTAATTTATATTAATATAACTTATTAGTTTATTTATGTCGTATTTTTATTCAGTAGCTTTACCACCAATATCACCAATACCTTGCTTCCAATAATATGATTGCTTACAATTCTTCTTATCACAATCCTTAATTGTGTATGTGTTTAGACATTTACAGTATTTTGCTCTTTCTGCCATAATTAATATCCTTGTATTTTACTGATGAAAAATATAATATCCCAAACTTCAGCAGCACCTCCACTAGCAGTTATTACCCATTGACTACCATTTGATACAAATGTTGAATCTGCGTAATATTGAAATACTTGATGAAATTCGTGAGTTATATCATTTCCTTTACTAAATAAAATATCACTACCCAATCTCTCGTAAGGTGTTCCATTACCACCCTCTAATTGTAATCTTAAAAAAGTTTGATTAGCATTAGGTGCTGAATACTTAAAAACAACAGTAGCCATATACAACTCATTCTCCTTATCAGCTAAAACTTTAAAGGTGTTTCCGTTATAATAATTAACTGAATTATCGCTTAAAACAATATTTCCAGCATTATTATTTAACACTAACGAAACACCATCTAATAAAGGTAGTTTATTTAAAGAAGTCCATTGAGTGTCGTCATATCTTGCCCATCCAATTCCACTTCCATATCCTCCTGATGGGTACAGCTTTACCCAATTTCCATTTTGCACAGTCCAAACACCACTTTCTGTTGTTACATAAGCACCATTCTCTATATTGTAAGCTAATCTTTCGGCATCAGTATTTACATCTGATTTAACTTTATAAGAAGTGTTTAAAGTACTCATCTTCCCTGACCTTTATATGGTTTGTTATAGTTTTTACTTAACTTTGATACAGATGTTTTGCTTTTAGC